GGGGTGCCCTCCAGCAAAATAGTTAAAGTCAAAAACCCTTATAGGGCAGAAGAAATAACATCAAAGCTCCCCGATGATACTGCTGTTGTTTTTGCTGTCGGTGCAAAGGATGGTGATAGGCTTGCGAGAGGCAAATACTTTGACATATATAAAGATGGTAAAAAGATGGATGGGTATAAAGAGCACGGCTACATTTATATCATTCCACATGTCGCACTCAAAGTAAAAGGTCGCGAGATGTCTGGCACATCTATCCGTGCCGCCCTGGGTGATAAAGGCTTAAAAGCCCCCGAAAAGCGTAAGCTTTTTAAGCAGATTTTCGGTCACGATAAGAAAGACATATACAAACTCGTAGTTGATAAACTAACTAAATTAAGTGAAGAAAAGATGGAATTAAGGGGGTTGTTGCTGATGGGAGGCGCGTATGGGCATATGGCTCATCCTTTCGATGATAGTAACCTTACTTTTAATGATTTTAAGAGTATGATTACTCGTCTATTAAAAGGTGGAATAAATGTAGAAGGTGTTACAGAAAAGCTCGATGGCCAGAATCTTATGGTGTCTTGGAAGAATGGCCAACTAGTAGCGGCAAGAAACAAAGGACAAATTAAAAACTTTGGTGAAAACTCCTTGACTACTGCTGGTGTTAAGAAAATGTTTGCTGGTAGAGGTGAATTAGAAAAAGCTTTCGCCGGCACAATGGAAGATTTAGAAAACGCTATTAAGGGCTTGACAGAGAAGCAAAGAGGCCATATATTTGATAACGGTCATAAGTGGATGAATTTGGAAATCATTTATGTACCGACACAGAATGTGATTCCTTATGGTAAGGATATGATTGTCTTTCATGGTAATCTAGAATATGATAAAGAAGGCAATCCAATAGGTCAAGATAAAGAAAGTGGTTCTAAATTGGCTGGTATGATAAAACAGATTAATCAAGACATACAAAATACTTTTGAGATACGAGGGCCTGTTGCCCTATCATTACCAACTACTAAAGATTTTCAGGTTGATCAACAATATTTTATTAGAAAATTGAATAACCTGCAGAAAAAGTATAAATTGACAAATGGTGATAAGGTTACTAGATATCATGAAAAGTGGTGGGAAGACAAAATAGAAACAGAAGCAAAGAAAGCAAAAATAAAGCTTGACAAACAAACTAAAAATGATTATATTAGTAGGTGGGTATTTGGGAATAAATCTAAAGCTTTGAATAAGAAAAACTATCCAGATGAGAAGATCTTAAATTGGGCAAAGAAAATGGATAAAGTAAATTTTGTGAAATTTGCTCAGCAGAATATTGAGCCATTTGAAAATTTATTTTTGGAATTAGGTGCAAAGGTTCTTATGAACGTTGAGAACCTTATTTCTGCTTCGCCAGAAAAAGCTGTAAAGAGTATTAAAAAAGATTTAAAATCTACCATTAGTGGTTTACAAAAAGGGGGTGACCTTACTAAAATGTCTCAGTTGAAGAGGCATCTTGAAAGATTGAACAAGGCTGGTGGCTTTAAGAGAATTGTTCCATCAGAAGGTTTGGTCTTTAATTACAAGGGTAAAACGTATAAGTTAACGGGAACCTTTGCACCTATCAATCAAATATTGGGAAGTTTAAAGTACGCATAAAAAAGGAGTATGATATAATGGCCCGCACTACTCGCCGCCGTGAACCAGGCGAAGTTGTAAATCCAAATCGCAGTTTTAAGAAAAGCTCTCGTCGCAGCGCCAGAAAGAATTCAAGACGAAAGTTGCAAGAGATAGATCCTAAAAATCCAGAAAGTTGGGATGATATTAATGATGACGAAGCTGATGAATATGTAAAAGGTTATAATTGATCGTAGGATGAATGAAAAAATAGAAGTACTTGATAAAGGCTTCGTAGAAGTACTCGGTTTTCTTGGTACTGATTTGACCGTTGCAAATTCGGCTCGCGTGTCATTTGGTAAAAGAAAAAATACATATGATACAGATAACTATCATCTTGTTAACTTTTTAGCTAAACACAAATATTTTTCCCCGTTTCGACATCTTATAGTTCAGTTTCATGTAAAGGCACCGGAGTTTGTTATGCAGCAATGGTATAAACATGTTGTTGGTATCGAAGCAACTTCCTCTTATCCAACCAAGGATCATGCGTGGAATGAAATTAGCGGACGTTATATCCCAGTTGAAGAACATTATATTTCAGAAAACTGGCGGCAACAATCGGAAGACAGTAAACAGGCGAGCATCGGAGCGATTGCGCAACAGCAAGAAGCAACCAAAGCGACCGCGGCATTCTTACAAGTAGCGAAACATTACTATAATAAGTTGTTAGAGTTCGGCGTAGCAAAAGAGCAAGCTCGTGTTTTATTGCCACTTTCATAATATACGGAAGTTTTTTGGACGGCATCTTTTCAAGCTATTATGAATTTTGTGGAGCTGAGATATCAATCTACAGCTCAATGGGAAATTAGAGAATACGCAAAAGTGCTAAAAGAGCTACTTTTTGGCATTTATCCTAAGACAACAGATATCTGGTCCGATTTATATTGGGAGTAGAAAATGAAATTTTTCATAAGTGTATTTTTTCTCTTGACAAGTGTCGTAAGTTTGCTTATATTAGTAGGTAAGAAGATGGGAAAACCTTTTAAATCATGTGGAGAAAGTTGTGAATGTATAGATGAAGAAATATTAGGATATGAGGGATTACCGAGTTTAAATTATCGTGGTGATTGCTTATACTAATCACCAAAAGGTTTCATTTCACTCAAAAGGAGAGTAAAAAAATGGCTATAAATTTGGATAAGATCAATGAGGCTATTGATCGGCTGGACCCCAACAAGAATACAGGGGCGAATAATCAAAGTATTATAAAGTTAGAGGAAGGCGAACATCAGCTTCGTATTGCACCTTACAAGCATGACTTGGAGATGCCTTTTCAGGAGTTGTGGTTTCATTTTGGTGTGGCTGGCCGCACTTTTCTTTGTCCTACAAAGATGAAGGGAGATCCGCCCGATCCTATTTGTGAATTTGCATCAAAATGTTGGGATCAGTTTACCAAAACAAATGACGACAGCTTCAAGGAAATGTTTAAGCAGATGGCTGCGAAGCTTCGCGTTTATGTTCCGGTTATAAAACGTGGTGAAGAAGATAAGGGTATTCGTTGGTGGAGCATTTCGCCTCGTACTACTTATAAGGATGTTCTTAATCATGTTCGTAGTGCGTTACGACAGAACGTAGATATTACCGATGAAACCGAAGGGTTGGATTTGGTAGTAACCATGGCTCATGGTTTTAATAACTGGCTTGTTCCGGAGAATATTATCACTGCTTTGAAGCCGTCGCCACTGGCAGCGAAGAAAGATATTCCGGCTATCATTGATAGCGTAACTCCGGTGAATGAGTTGTTCCAGTTCGCTCCAGTAGATGAGATGAAGTTGGCGTTGGATAAACATATTAATCCTAACGCTGATGATTCAGATTCTACGTCTGGAACTGGAAAAGATTTTTCTTCTAACACCAAGGTGGAAGCCGAGGAAGATAATGTTAGTGAGAAGATTGGTGAAGCGTTTGATAAGTTATTGACATAATGGCTCGCAAAAAAGTATTGAGCAATGAGAATGGGGTTGTCAGTAATGATGACTCTATTCTCAATGATATTCTTGTAGATTCTCTTAATAAAAAACTGGGGGATGTTGCCTTTATTCTTGGTAAAGGCGACAGCCCTCCAGAAACAAAAGAGTGGTTATCTACTGGATCAACTATTCTAGATACAATTATTTCCAATGACATTGATGCTAATGGTGGCGTTCCGGTAGGCAAGTTAGTAGAAATCAGTGGGGAGGCAGCTTCTGGTAAGTCGTTGCTTTCTTATATGATTTTAAAAGATTGCCAAGATAAGGGCGGTATTCCTGTACTTATTGATACAGAGAACGCTGCTAATGAAGATTTCTTGCGCCTTATAGGGTTAGAGTTTTATCCTGAAGGTTCATTGGTTTATATTCAAGTAGATTCTATAGAAGGTGTTTTCAAAGCAATTGAAGATATTATTCGTAGAATCCGTGAGAATGATAAAGATAAGCTTTGTTGTATTGTATGGGATTCAGTGGCGGGAACTTCTACTGATGCAGAGATACAAGGTGATTATGGCGACGCTACAGTTGGATTAGCAGCTCGATTAATTGGCCAAGGTCTACGAAAGATTATTCGTTTCATAGGTACACAAAGAGTGTCATTAGTTTTCTTAAATCAAGTTAGACAGAAGATTGGTGTTTTCTTTGGTGATGATACGGTGACACCAGGCGGCAAAGCTATTCCATTTTTTTCAGCTGTAAGAATAAGATTGTATAGTGGTGGCAAAGTAAAGGCTGGAAAAGATGTGTTAGGTGTTGGGATTAGACCTAAGATTGTTAAAAATAGAATGGGTCCGCCACACCGCGAAGCTGATTTGAAGATGTATTTTAATCGTGGATTAATTGATGAAGAAGGTTGGATTGATATACTTCTTAAATTTGGCAAAGCAAAAAAGATTTCAGCGCAGAAGTCTCAAATTGTTAATGAAGATAATGGTGAAGTTTATGAATTTCTAAATAGGAATTTTGTTGAATGGATTAGAAAGCCGGAAAATAAAGAGGCACATGTTTATTGCAAGACTAAAGTAAAAGAGTCGCTTATTATAGAACAAGATCCACTTAAGCGCACTGAAGAGATGACTACAGAAGAATTGGATAACGACGAGGTTTTATAATGAAATTCTGGGAAAAGTTTCAGCCTGAACAATTTAAAAATAATGAAACAAAAGCTTGGTGGTGGTGGGTATGTGCTGCTTTTGGATTTGTAATCGGCCTGACTGCAGTTGCTTTTATTGTAGCGCTGGTGTTTTTATTTCTAGGCTGGGGTTTTTCTCTCCTATGGAATTATGCAGTTGCCCCTACTTTTAGTATATCGGATCTTACGACCTATACAGCCAGCGTAATATTATTTTTAATCTTTGCGTTCGGCCGCTTTATCAAATGGGTTTTAAGATAGTTCTAGATTCGCTCCCATCGTCTAATTGGTTAGGACATTGGCCTTTCACGCCAAAAATACGGGATCGTGCCCCGTTGGGAGTAGTGTTTTGGGGGTGTCGTATAAAGGTATTACACAAGATTTTGATTCTTGCAAATCGCGGTTCGAATCCGTGCACCCCTACCAAAAAATTCTTAAAAAATTTTCAAACAATGTATTTAACTTTTTATAAATGATAGACAATTTTTTTATCACTTCTAATGAGTATTTATATTATCGGGGTAAGAAAAATGAAGAAAGAAATAGTAAAAAACATCGCTATTGTTCTCCTATCTGTGATTTTTATATTTCATAGTATAGAAAAGAAGGTAGCAATTGATGAATTGGAAGAAGAAAATACAACATTAAAATCAAAAGTTTCTTTGATGAAATATACCAAAAAAATTGCTGATTCATTAATGTTTGATACCACTCAACACGCGCTGGATTTGGCTGCCAGATTAGCGATTTATGAGAAAACAATAGAAGAATATGAAAGTAATAAACATAAAGTTACAGTGACTATGTACCATCCTGTTGCGGGGCAAACTGATGACACACCGAATATTACAGCGGATGGAAGTGTAATTAAAATAAGTAAGGCAAGTGAATATAGATATGTGGCGGTTTCACGGAATATGCTTATACGTTATGGGGGTTTTCTTAGATATGGTGATTATGTGTGGGTGAACGCTGGTAAGAAGTCTGGAGTTTATCAAGTCCGTGATACGATGGCTCCGCGCTGGATAAATCGTATTGATATTTTAGAAACGCCTGGTGTTAAACCATACAAGTATAATGACGCATCATTAAGAAGGTTAGATTATGCATCGAAAAATCTTTAAGTATTTAACATTGGTTTCTTTACTTTTAGTATTGGATGGGTGTTATACACTACTTTACGATCCACTGCGAGTAAAGTCCGCACCTAAAATAAATGTTCGTGATTTAGAAAATAACTATCAACGAGATGAGAGAGATGAACATAGGCTAATGGTTAACAGACGTTATGAGCGGTGGTTCCAATACTCTTACTCACCTTACGGGAATGGGTATTATCCTATTATTTCTTATCATTCTAATGGTTATAGTCCTTACAACATTTACCATATACGTAATGAATCGCAGCTATCTGTATTACAGCCGCAGAAAACCATTACGCCGGCACAACAAAGTGCTAAGGTTGAAGTTAAAGATGCGCCGGCCAGTAGGGATGTAGAAAGAGCCAAAAGGATTTGGCAAAAAAGAATAAACCCAAGAAATAGAAAACTACCAACACCAACGCGTCGATTGAAAGATGAGGAATGAAGATGATGTTGAGTCATTGATATTAATTAAAGGTTTTTATTATGTTAATCACACTTAGGATTTGGCTTTGGATTTTTGTTTTCTATAATCTATGGCCAAGTGTAGGCTATCGCCTTTCTATGTTGAAACAGAAAAGGCATCGCATGCACTTAGCCAAAGAAAAAGAAAAAGAGCGATTAGCGTTAGAAAGAAAGACCTTGACAAATTGGAAAGAAATGGTTATATTATATAGATTGATGACGAGGAGAATTTTGACCGGTATAGTAATGTGGTAGGAGAGGCTTAATGACACAACAGAGGCGACGCATTATTTGGTTTGTGAGACGCACTAAAAAGGGATAATAAATGCAAAAAGTTTTGTTTATTGATTTAATGAATATGTTTGTGAGATGTTTTTCTAGTATTCGTTTATCAAATGATGATGGGTTGCACGTGGGCGGCGTTTTTGGAACCTTAAATAGTTTGCAATCCCAAATAAAAATGCACTCCCCAGATATTGTTTCTGTAGTATGGGAGGGCAAAGGATCTTCTGAAAGACGCAGAAGGACTTTAAAAGAGTATAAAGAAGGAAGAAAATTTCGGGGATTAAATCGACAATTTCAATACTCTCAAGAAGATGAAAAAGAATCATTTGCACGGCAGCTGCAGCTGCTTAAAGGGTGTTTAGATACTTTACCTCTTTATCAACCAGCAGTTCAGTATCTTGAGGCTGATGATCAAATAGCTTATTCTTGTAGACAGTTATTTTCAAAAGATTATGAGAAGGTTATTGTTTCAACTGATCGCGATTATTTTCAACTGGTTGATGATCATACTAAGGTATATCGGCCAGTTAAAACAAAGGAAAATCCAAAAGGTGAAATGATTAATATTAATTGGATGCTTGATAAAGAAAAAGTTCATCCTATTAATTATGCTTTATTAAAGGCGATAGTTGGTGATAAGTCAGATAATATAAAAGGTATTAATGGTGTCGGTGAAGTTAGTGTTAAAAAAGATTTTCCTATATTGAATTTTGGTGTCACCACTTTAGATAAATTATTAGAATATGCTGAAGATAAACTGGTAGAAGGAGAAACAAAATATAAAAAGTATGTTGAAAGCTCAGGATTAATAGAAAGAAACTATAGATTAGTTCAGTTATTAGATATTGATGTAAGTTTGCAATCTATACAGGCGTTAGAGAAATGTTACGAAAATAAAAAAACAAAGTTTAATTCTTATAAGTTACGCATTAACTTGTTGAACGAAAACATATCGCCTAATAATATAGATAATTGGGTTTCGGTATTTAATTCGGTTCTTCATGAACCAATAAAATTTTAGGAGATAAATAAATGGCGCATACAGATGTTGACTCTTTTCAATCATTTGGACCAAATTTTCAAAATTGTGTGTTACAAGCAGCTTTGATTGATAGAGAGTTTTTTGAAAAGATTTTTGAAACTTTAAAGGAAGAGTATTTTACATCTGAAGCACATAAGTCAATTTGGTTGGAGATAAGAAAACTCTTTAACAAGTATAATGCAGCTCCTACCTATGATACATTAAAGAGTGAAATATCACAATACCCTGAAGGCGAATTAAAAGAATCAGCAATTAATGTTTTGTTGGATATAGAAACAAAAGTTAATCGTCAAGAGATTGAGTATGCAAAAGACAAGTCATTAGAGTTTTGTAAAAACCAATCTATGAAAGCGGCAATACTTAAATCAGTTGAATTGCTGCAAGAAGGCAAGTTTGAAGAAATTCAAAAGACAATTGAAGATAGTTTAAAGATTAGTACTGAGCAAGATATGGGTCATGATTATTTTGATTCATTTAAATCAAGACAAGAGATTCATTCTAGAGTGACTGTACCTACAGGATTTCCATTACTTGATGCTAATGAAGTATTGGATGGAGGATTAGCTAATGGGGAATTGGGCGCAGTGATGGCACCTACTGGTGGTGGTAAATCATTTTTCTTGGTGAATCTTGGATTCGGCGCATTAGCTGCGGGTAAGAATGTTATTCATTACACATTTGAATTAAGCGAAACTCATGTTGGCAATCGTTATGATAGTCGTATTACAGGAGTACCAACAAAAGAGTTGCGCAGCCGTATGGTAGAGGCAGAAAATAAGTTGGCGCGTTTCATGGGTGGCCAATTGTTTATTAAGGAATATCCACCAAAGGTTGCAACTATTAATACAATTAAATTTCATATGGGTAGATTGTTATCAAACGGGTTTGATCCAGATCTTATTATTATTGATTATGGTGATCTG